CTTGTTCCGTATCCAGACCTCACGAGTGGGATATCTAGTAGTAGCGTTCCCATTCCCACCCGGTACTAGCATGGTCATATAGTCAGGCCCCAGTAGCATCCGGCATATCCGCTTATATAACTGCCCGGGAACCATATACTGACCTCTAGTGTACCACAGGCCGTTCCTGATCTGCACAACACCCCACTTTGTGTGGCCATCATACTCCTCACGAGTGTCCATCGTTATGGACTGCCACTGGACCGTACAGCAGGTCATTCCCATATCACGGAAAATCTTTGCTTCGGCGAAGGTGAAGGTGTGGGTATAAGCGGATATGCCGGAGGAGGTATAAGTGTCCTGTCCCATCATACTGCTCCCAGCATGATCTTGACCAGTGTGGTGGCTACCTTCGGCCCGTCTACATAAACCGAATAAACCGAGCCTTTTCGTGACAGGCCCATCTCTTCATGCAGGCGGTTATACGTCTCCTCCGATATGTCATAATCAACGAGCGAGTTATACGCTCGGTCCCCCACTCTAACCGTTCTACCGTCGGGATACTTGAACCGTATCCATGTGGAGAACGAACTAACTTCTACCTTTCCCGTCATCTCATATCCCCCGCTTTGGCCATGTCGTATATCTTCGTTACCAACTCATCGGGGATGATGTCGTTATACCCATCGGAACTTCTCTGTCGCAACAGGGTGATCATAGCCCGTAATTTCGTATGCAACTCCTGCGGCACAACGAAATAGTCATACAGGTGGCTGTACTCTTGAGCACGGAACGTCGTGTTCCTCTGCCTTCCAGCGTTGAATATTCGCATGGCGCTGGAAGTCACATTGGGGCTGGCATATACCGTAATGCACAACGACCCGATCACAACTTTACGTCCCATCATACTGCTCCCATCATGACTCTAGCCAGCACAACGTCCACGTCCTTATGTGGCATGGTGTACGTAATGTGCCGAGTGGTTATCTTGTACTTACTAGCCAGTATATCGAGGAGGTTCTTATACTGATCCACAGGTATCGGGGTGTATAAGGGAGTGGGATAGTCAAGCCCGCCGTAGGTTGACGAACGAGCAATTCTCAGGGGCTTTTCCCTATAACGAGTGAAGGATACCCATGCCGAATATATAACAACGTTAGCGTCCATCATACTGCTCCCATTCTAGCTATGGCTGCTACCCTCTTGACGAGGGCCAGTGGTACTTCCTCGGTCACGACATGGAGTTTACTCTCGGGAGGTGCTATACCCATCATGTTACGTAGACGGACAAACATCTCCTCAGATGCCACGACAGCGTCCCGAAGATTTCTACTCGGTATATCCTCGGTACACCCTTGCCGATAGACGAACAGCCTTCTCTCACCACCATAGTCTAGGGACATGATGTTCTTACCGGCATAGACGGTGGTTGTGGGATTATCCACGACGATCTTCCATATAGGCTTCGATGGTAGCCAGAATGGCTTCACGGTTATCAATCACCATGTCGGCCAGTTCTCTCATGTTCTTCTCGACATACCGGATATCACGGTACTCACGGCCTTCTGCATCTGCTTTACCGGGATCATACTGATCAACAGCAGGAACGAAGTCACGTCTATGACCGCAATCAAAGCCTATCCAGAGGTTATCATCCTCTTCCAGTTCGAGGTACGTAATCCCCCCATGAATAGTTACTCCAGCCCCCAAGGCTGTACTGATGTGAGACGCAACCCCATAGCTATCGGTCCAACGGTCTGCAATACACTCAGTGAACGGACCAGAGGGTATCATGATATAACCACACCAATGACCGAGGAACATGTTCCTACGAGCCTTACCGATAACGGGATTGTCCGGGTCATCGTGGTTATGAAACGAAAATCTAGCCTCAGTCATGCTATGGTCAGGTACCATAGACGGCATCAGCTCAAGGGGTTGGTCCAGAAGGCGGTTGATCTGGTTGGTCATGATTGTTCTCCTTTGTTCATGACGGTGGTTGTGGGATCAAGCAGTGAGGGAGACATCGACATACTGCTCATCTTGGTATTCGATCCGGACATGAGTGTACCCATAGCGACGGAGATACTCGACGTCCCTTACAGATACAGCTTTAGCGTTGAAGCTATGGCAACCCATAGTCTCCCAGTCCACGAAGAACATAAGTCCCTGTATCCAGTCGTAGTGATGGTCTCTAGGGTCCAAGGTTCTACGCTTGAACGGAACCGATACTTTCAGTGCTGTTATGGACAGCAACTCTTCGAACGGTGATGATGACACTGGCATGTAGTTCTCCCTTACAGACACAGTTATGGCCCCTTATGGGTTAGTACCCTAGGGACGGAGGAAATTTCGGCGAGCCGACATTCTGCCACGGAAATGCGGCGAAATTGTGGCCGCCGAAGGCGGCGTGCGCGATTGCGCGCGATAGTAGGGAGTGGAGGAGTAGAGGCGTTATGTGGGAGGTGGTAGTAGAGGAGATCGCGCGCGAGTAGCGAACATACCGGAGACGGTTGTGTGTGGTTGTTATAGTTGTTGTGGTGTGTTGGGGGTGAGGTTTGTAGTTGTTTATGCTGTGTGGTGTGGGTGTCTGTGCAATAATCTTCTAAGGGGTGACGGCTATTCGGCCAAGGATATTCCATGATCTGGTGGTTCTGTAGAATATTATTGCGTGGAGGGTGGAGAAGAGGGGGTGAAGGTGATGTGGTATATAAGTACCGTAAGTGGGTGAACGATCACTCACTACATCTCTGGGTAGTATTTTAGGAGGCGGTACACCAAGAGGTTGATCATGGATAATGGGTGGAGGAGGGCCAAGGGTATGTTATTGTTAGGGTTTTATTCTGATGAGTAGTTGCGAGTCGTTCTCATTATCCATCGTAACTGTTTGATAATGCTGGGTTATCCAAATGGGGTTGTCGGGGTGGATAAGCGGAAGGGTAATGATATCAGTGTGTTAGGGGGTGAAATATCCAATTATCCAATTATCCACTCAAACTGGAAGCTCCAAGTCTTGGTGCGGGAGGGCTTACAACATGTTGTAAGGAGAAAAAAACTGACATGATCAGCTTATAATATTTTAATGGATAATTGGATAATTGGATAATGACTACTCTCTCAATGGACTTTTCTCCTTAGAACACAAGCACTTGGAGCTTTGACCCCGATCAACTTAAAAGTGTACCACCATGGATAATTGGGTGGATAGTGGATAATGGGGTGGATAATGGGGACACCAATAAGTTGATTAGCCATACTATTCAGTAGCTTAGCCATAAAAAGCAAGGGCACTACAAGTTGTATTGTAGGGTGTAATTTATAACATCAATGACTTAGCAGGTGTTGCTACTATACCACACTTCAATGATATCAAGCACTTAGTAGTATACGTCTACCTTAGGGTGTATGAAAAGTAATATGCTATGAGGTATACGGGCAGCGATCATGAGAGAGGTAGGCGTATTAACTACGAGCCCCCGACGTATGGAGGAGAGCTTGCTCGACGGTCAGGCTACGAGCAGACCAACTGGACGTAAGCGGCACCTGTATGTGGGCCAAAGAAAAGCCCCGCCGAAGCGGGGCCAGTTGTCAGGGTCTGCGCTTTTGGCGCGTGGGGTAGGTGAGAACCCGGATGGGATTTATGATCTCCCATTTCCATCGGAGCCACTTACGGCGTTGATGCCTGATGCGTTTCATGGCAGGTCTCCTACTATGACGCTGATACACGTCAGGATGATGCCAAGCATTCCAAGGAGGATGCCAAGCACCGTGATGTCGAACACCCAGCGGGTGAACTCGCGCATAAAGTTTTTCATTCCACTCTCCAAAGAAGTGGGGAGCATTCGCGCCCCCCGTTTCAGTCAGTCGTCGCCGCTATCAAACAGATAAGCGACATACTCGGTTCTGTCTGCATACCGCAGATAACCGACCTCCTCACCATTTCGGCACTTGCGCACCAAGTTCTGGCAGGTTCTCTGGACCATTTTCGCGTGGTCCGGATTCCCCTTTTTGGCCGCAGGGCCAACGCCGAGGCGGCGCATGTTATTAGGATCGAACATTCGATCTCCCCTTTCGTTGAGAAAGTGTAGGGTGGAGGGGCATTCGCGCCCCTCCGTGGACCTTAGAGTTCTTCTGCTGTCGCAGTAGAACCACTACCGGCAGCCACAAACTTGTAGGCCAAACCAAACTGGTTTGCCACTTTCAGAACCTTCCCAGTAGGGGCGGGTCTCTTAGTGGAGAGCCAAGCGGCGAAGGCTTGCTTCAAAGGCTTTTCAGCTTTTGCGGCTTTCTTCGTCTTCTCGGATGCGGCATTCCATTCGGCGTACAAAGCAGCGCCTTCAGGATCAGTAATGTGCAGTTTCGTCCATGTATCAGACATATCTATGTCCTCCATCTATGGGCCAAACCGACCTAAGCCTCTGATTAGACCTAAGGCGGTCCAACCCTTTCCTACGATATACGGGGTTCTTCCCCGTGCCGCCGGGGTGGTCTCCAGCGACAACTCAATAAACGCACACCCACCCCAATTTAACAAATCAGGCGCTCCAGCGGGCTTCCCCAAACGCCTAAAAACATTGACTTTCTTTTGCTGACACTCCGGAGGGGGGAGGGGGGTTGGATTGGATTGGCTCGGCCCCCCGCCCAGATTAAGTAACCCTCTTACACCACAACCCAGTTTTTTGAACGTGTATAAAATCTTTGACATTGACGCCGCTCCCACTCACTTGACGTGATATCCAAGTCCCACTACCGTGAGGTTATGTCATACGAGAAGATGTTCCCGAATGATCCGACCAAGCTGAATGCTGGCGCAGCCGTACGGCTGGTAGAACACTTGATAGTATCCATCGGAGACGAGAGTCTTTATCTCTCTGGCGAGGACGCAGCCGTGACCCGCACGGTGGAGCTACTGAACGAGTACGAGGAAGCGCCGGAAGAAATCCCGGCTTGACGACAACGCTGCCATAGGTAAACACTTACACATGGAACTTGCACCACCCCAGCAGAAATGGTCGGACAAGTTTGCGTTCGATCTGGCCCTTCACATGGAGGGGTCCGGGGAGCCTGTCGAAGATATTCTGAGTGCCTACGGGTATACTATAGACGACCTCGCGGCATGGCAGCTAGACACAACCTTTACTAAACGCATAGACGAGTGGCGGGAAGAGATTTCCACGAACGGCCTGACTTTCAAAGCGAAGGCCCGGGCACAGGCGGATGAGCTACTGGCGACATCATGGGGTTTGATCCATGACCACAGCACACCCGCAACCGTCAAGGCAGACCTTATCAAGTCCACTGTGAAGTGGGCGGGGCTGGAAGCCCCGGTAAAAGAGGAAGGGGGTGATCTATCAGGCGGGGTGACGATCCATATCAATCTGGATAAGTCAGTCACAGTAGAGGCCGAGACCCCGGCGAAAGCCGAGGCTATAAATATTACGCCCCAGAAAAATGCTGCTGAACTCCCGTGCGACAGCGAAACTTCTCAGGGATAAGGTTCAAGTCGATTAAAGAGCTGGAGCGCTTGACAAGCGTATTGCGTGCGAACGAGACTAGCTTCCGTGTCCGGATACATAAGTCCAAGAAGTCGGGTACGTCCTATGTACTGTGGATGCCGGGACTTGGACTTTAGGAGACTTGGAGCGTCATGAGTTACAATATTGACTATACACCGACGAAGACGTCGGCTGCCTTTATGGCCAGCGATGCGAAGATGCGCGTCCTCATGGGACCAGTTGGTTCCGGTAAATCCGTCACATGTTGTTTCGAGGTGGTCCGCAGGGCGGGGGAGCAGGAGCCTGACCCCACTACCGGGAAGCGCGTCACGAGAGCAGCAGTTGTACGTGAGACTGCGCGGCAGCTGGAAGATACGACCATCAAGACGTTTCTGGATTGGTTCCCGCCGGGGGTGTGTGGGAGGTATATGCGGACGAAAAAGACATATTTTTTCGAGGTTGGGGATATTCAGTGCGAGATTATGTTCCGGGCGCTGGATGATGCAGACGATGTTGCTAACCTGAACTCACTGGAACTTACGTTCGCGTTTTTTAACGAGTGCCGGGATATCCACCCTGATATCGTGGATGCCATGTCCAAACGTGTGGGGCGCTTCCCATCCAAAAAGAACGGCATCGGGCCGACATGGCACGGGATATGGGCAGATACTAACCCGCCTACGATGGATACGTGGTGGTATTACCAGATGGAACATATCGACCCCAAAGACGGAGTTAGTCCGTTCGATAACGGGTGGGAGGTGTTCAAGCAGCCGTCGGGGCGGAGCCCCCTCGCAGAGAATATTGAGAATTTGCCGGACGGGTATTACGACACGCAGGGTAGGTCGGAGGAGTATATTCGGGTCTTCATCGACGGTGAGTATGGGCTGAGCTCTGCAGGTACGCCGGTCTATAAGTACTTCCGTCCGGACTATCACATGGCGAAAGCGCAGCTGCGGCACCTCAGTGGAGGGGTCAGGCCCCTCATAATCGGCATGGACTTGGGTCTTACGCCTGCGGCGGTGTTCGGACAGCTGGATGCGCAGGGCAGGGCCCTGATACTTGATGAGGCGGTGTCGTTCGAGATGGGGGCCAAACGGTTCATCAGGACGATTGTGAAGCCCAAACTGCAGGAGCGGTACGCAGACTGCCCGGTATTGTTCGTCGTTGACCCGGCGGGTGTGCAGCGTGCGCAGACGGATGAGCGCAGCGTCGTGGACATTATCAAGGCGGAGGGGTTCAGGGTTATCCCGGCCAAGACGAACAGGATCAGTGCGCGGATCAATGCGGTGGATGACTTTCTGATGCGGCATGTCGATGGCAAGAGTGCCCTGTTGGTGGACCCCGGGTGTATCAGGCTCAAGGCTGCCATGATGGGTGGGTATCACTACAAGAAAAAAGGCGATGGCATCGAGAAGAACGACCACTCGCACGTTGCTGAGGCGTTGCAGTACCTGATGCTCCACATTGCGGGTGAGGCGTATGGCGACACGAGGACTGCGCGGCGTGATGTGAAGATGGTTGCAGCCGGAGGTTGGACGTAGTATGTATCAGGAAGTCTCATATAGACTCACGCGCAGAGCTCTCCTCCCTCCCTCGCGCGATTGCCCCCGGCCAGCTGCCTCCACTGGTCGGGGGTTTCCTTTTCCCTTACGCAATGCTATTCCTAAACAAGTTTACATTGGTGGGTACTTATGGCGGGATTAGAGTTCCTTCGTGTTGTCAGTAACGACGAAATAAATCGGCGCGAGCAGGAGCGGTATGCATCTGTTGCGGAACGTCAGGCTGAACCCCTGATCACTGGACTCGCTGCTTATCTCAGGAAGTGCTGGGACGCCGCGCGTATAGCCAAACAACCCATTCATGACGAGATGCTTGAGGCGCTGCGCCAGCGCAACGGGGAGTATTCCGGGTCCAAGCTGAGCGAAATCCGCAAGCAGGGCGGGTCCGAAGTGTTCATGATGATCACGGAAGTGAAGTGTCGTGCAGCAGAAAGCTGGCTACGCGATATCCTCCTAGACACAGGAACAACTCCGTGGGACTTGCGCGCGACGCCTATTCCTGACCTTACCCCGGAAGACATGTCCGGTATTGATGATATCGTCGCCGAGAAGATGATGGAGACGATGGAGTCTCTAGGGGCACCGCCCACCCGGGACGACTATGACGCACTCCGCACGATGGCGGAGCAGGAATACAGGTACCGCCTCCTCCAGAAAGCCCAGCACAAAGCCGACCGGATGCAGACCAAGATCGAAGATCAGTTTGCCGAAGGCGGGTGGGCTGAGAGCTTCAACGACTTCATTACTGATCTGGTCACGCATCCTGCTGCGTTTGTTAAGGGGCCCATTGTGCGCCGCCGCAAGCAGTTGAAGTGGGGGCCGCAGGGTGAGGTTATCGTGGACGAGGTACTCGCCCCGGAGTATGAGCGGGTTGATCCGTTCCGGATGTATCCGGAGCCGGGGGTTACGTGCCTCAAGGATGGTTACCTGTTCGAACACCACAAGCTGTCACGCACAGACTTGTCCGAGCTTATCGGCGTGCCGAATTATGACGAGGATGCCATCAGGGAAATCCTCAAGACCGGCGGTGGCGCTAGCTGGGTGTCGCAACTCAACGAAGCGCAGAAGGAAGCCGAGGAACGGAAGTTCTACACGGAGCAAGACCCGACGTCGCAGTATGATGCCTTGGAGTTCTGGGGCAAAGTCAGCGGCAAGATGCTCCGCGAGTGGGGCCTGTCAGAGGAGGAAGTCCCTGACGAGGCCAAGGAGTATGACGCAAACGTCTGGATGATAGGTAATTATGTTATCCGGGCCGTCCTGAATTACGATCCGCTAGGTGAGAAGCCCTACGCCAAAACGTCCTTTATTAAATGTCCCGGCGCGTTCTGGGGGAAAGGCATCCCGAAAATCATCGAAGACTTGCAGGCTGTATGTAACGCTGCCGCTCGGAGTCTAGTCAACAACATGGCGGTATCCTCAGGACCGCAGGTAGAGATCAACCTAGACCGCATCCCGGCTAACGAAGACATCACACAGATGCACCCGTGGAAAATCTGGCAGGTTACCAACGACCCCGCCGGTTCGAGCGCGGCTGCAGTAAGGTTCAATCAGCCCAACTCAAACGCCAACGAGCTCATGGGCGTATATGAGAAGTTCTCCCGACTCGCTGATGAGCACTCCGGCATCCCGGCCTATGTGTACGGTGATCTGGATGTTCAGGGCGCGGGGCGCACATCGTCTGGCCTCTCAATGCTGATGGGCGCAGCAGGCAAATCCATCCGCCAAGTTGTCATGCACATCGACGCGGACATTGTGAAACCCGTGGTCTACAGACAGTTCATCTACAATATGCGGTATGACGAGGACGCCTCCATCAAGGGCGATGCGCAGATTGTGGCCAAGGGTGCTATTAACCTCGCGACTAAAGAAGTTCTCAACACCCGCCGTATGGAGTTCCTCCAGATTACGGCTAACCCGATGGATGCCGAGATCATGGGCATCGAAGGGCGGACGGCTGTGCTGCGCGCAGCTGCCAAGGGATTGGAGCTCCCGGGTGATGAGGTCGTTCCCACGCACGCGAAGACCCGCTTCACTGACTCCGCCAAGGCTAACCAGCCGCAGGAAAGCCCAGCAGCTATGGACGCAGGGGGCAACCCGGCAGGGGGAGCAGAGGGTAACGTCGTGCAGAACCAGCAAACCGGTGGCGTATGAAATACCCAGACAGAGATGTATTAGATGACGCCAAGTCAATTAACTCCATGCATGTACGCTTTGTTAAATGGCTTGACGACTGGAAGAATGAAGAGCTGAACGCTCTCCCGAAGGCAGGCGATAATATACGGACCCAACAAGGGCGAGTACAGGTCTTGCAAGAACTGGTAAAGTTCGTTACAACAAGTTCAGATATGGGTGCCAAGTCTTAGACCGGCATCTTATTTCAACCCACGCATACCGATAGGAGCGTAAACAGTGTCGAAACCACAACAAGTCCGCGAGCAGGCAGAAGCAGCTAACCGTCACTTCGAAGAACTGAAAGCTCAGGAAGCGCCCAACGACGCCACCCCTGAACCGGAAGTCCCAGAGCTGAAGGTAGTAGAAGAAGCCCAGATTGAGGACGCCCCGCCGAAGCAGGAAGAGCAACCTGCGGAAGCTAAGGAAGAAGAGAATGTATGGGAACAGCGCTATAAGTCTCTGCAAGGGATGTATAACGCAGACGTTCCCCGCCTCCGTACCGAGGTGAAACAACTCAAGGATCACGTTACCCAGCTGGAAGGAGTTCTGGCTCAAGGTACGCCACAAGACACCGAGACGAAGACCGAACCACCAAAGTCGTACCTCACTGAAGAGGACGTTGCAGAGTACGGAACTTCAATCGATGTTATGAGGCGCGCGACCCGCGAGGAACTTTCCCCCCTCGAACAACGGCTTGTCGATATGGAGAACCGAGTCCGCAAGATGGACACCGAAGTGGTTCCCCAGCTCAACAGGGTAGCAGGCCAGCAGCAGCAAACCGCAAACCAGTCGTTCCTCTCGGAACTCTCGCGGTTGGTGCCAGACTGGCAGGCCATCAACAACGAAACCGGTTTTCATAACTGGCTACTCGAGGTTGATCCCCTGACCGGCAGCACGAGGCAGCAATATTTGGAAGACGCCCACTCTCAACTGGACGTCAACCGGGTAGCTAACTTTTTCCAAGCGTGGCTTGCCGCTAACCCGCAAGCCTCTGATGCTCAACCCACCACCCCCTCCCCCGCCAGTGAGCTGGAGCGGCAAGTGGCCCCCGGTAAATCTCGTTCAGCCCCGACTACCGGTGCGCAGGACGGCAAGATGTATACCCCTGCTGACATTCAGCAGTTCTATCGGGACGTCACGAGCGGCAAGTTCAACGGTAAGGACAAGGAGCGGGCACGTATCGAAGCGGACATCTTCGCAGCACAGCGCGATGGCCGTATCCAACAAACGTAAGACTTAAGGAATGAAAAATGTCTTATCCTGTATCCGCCGGTCACCCGGCATATAGCGGTAACTTCATCCCTGAAATCTGGTCGGGTAAGCTGATTGAGAACTTCTACGACGCCACTGTTCTCGCTGCCATCTCGAACACAGATTACGAAGGTGAAATCCGCAGCCACGGTGATACCGTGAACATCCGGACCTCTCCTGAGATCACGATCCGCGACTACGTCAAGGGTCAGGCTCTCACCGTGGAGAAGCCCAACAAGCCTAAGCTCCAGCTGCTCATCGACAAAGGTGATTACTTCGCCTGTGTTGAAGACGACGTGGATAAAATCCAAGCCGACGTCGATATGATGAACAAGTGGAGCCAAGACGCCTCCGAGAAAATGAAGATCAAGATTGACCAACGCGTCCTGACTGATCTCCTGCCGGACATTGCTGCTGACAACAAAGGCGCAACCGCTGGCCGTATCTCTGGCGACTTCAACCTCGGTGCCACCGGCTCCGCTGTATCGCTGTCGAAAGACGGTTCCGGCGGTTCTGTCCCAGTATCCGACTACATTGTCGATATGGGCACCGTTCTCGACGAAGCTAACTGCCCTGAGTCTGACCGCTTCCTCGTCATTCCTGCCAAGATGGCCGGTCTGATCAAGAAGTCCGAACTCAAGGACGCTTCACTTTCGGGTGACGAGACTTCCGTTATGCGTAACGGTCGCCTCGGCATGATTGATCGTTTCACGATCTACGTCAGCCACAACCTGTATAAGTCCGGCTCCGAGCACAGCATCATCGCTGGGCATAAGATGGGCTTTACGTTTGCATCGCAGATGACCAACATGGAGACGCTCCGTTCGGAGTCCACCTTCGGTGATATCATCCGTGGTCTGCAGGTCTATGGCTACAAAGTCACCAAGGGCGAAGCACTCGCTCAGGGTGTCGTGTCGTTCGCATAAGGAGACCTGAACAATGGCTACTTACACAATGGCTCAACTCAGTGACCAAGATGCGGTCGCTGAACGTCGGGAACCCCTCCGCTTGGTCGTCCAAGAAATCAACTGTGCCGAAAACAATTTCGCTGCAAGTGATGTAATTAAGGCAATCGCTGTCGGTGCGGGTCAGCTCGTCATGGCAGCTGGCATCACGGTTGTTGTCGCAGAAGGCGGTACTCTCACTGCTACTCTCGGCGATACCGATGTTGACGGCTTCCTTGCTTCGTCTGACCTGAACGCAGCAGCTGGTACCGCATACTCTTCTCAGGGCGGTTCGACCGCCTACGAAAAGGGTAAGTTGTACGCTGCCGCTGACACCATCAACGTCACCCTGTCGGCTAACGCAGCTGACACGGCTGTCTTCCGCGTCTGGGCACTCGTCCTCGACGTCGCTGATCGCTAACCCAGTGGGGGCTTCGGCCCCCACACCTCTCACAGGAGAAACATTATGGGTACATACAACGGCATTGCTATTGATAACATCTCAATCAATAGCGGCTCAGCGGACAGCTTGGCTCTCGGTGGCTCTACACCAGCTGCGGGTGCGTTCACTACGG